GTGTCTATTTGTGAATACAGATCACATGAGGTTCTTGATTGTAACTCTTCTGTAATACTGGTTCTTGTTAGCAGTGAGTGCATCTTGATCGGGTACACCTGGGGAAGTCTCAACGAATGGATTCGCAACCATGCCGTAGCGGGTCTTGAATGCAATCTTGGGCTGGAAGGTGTTAGGATCGATGCTGCGTAGCTGCTGGAGGGGAACATATGGGCAGTAGAATAGACCTGCATCATATGGTGAAGAACCCTTATAACCCATTACATAGTAGTGGGAATCAGCAATGTTAGCGGAATAAGGATCGATATAAACAGCGATACGACCGTTCATAGTACCTACACGTAGGTTGCCGGTGTCATCAACTTCACCAATACCAGGACCACCTGCTCCATTTAGACCGGAGGTGTAATCTAGAACACCTGCCATTGCCATTGCCGAAGCAACGTCAGCAGAGGTGATCATGAAGTTACCCTTGCCTCTACGGGTTTCCTGTGCGATAGCGTTAGCGTCACGCTCCATCTGGAACATTAGACCCTTCCACTTTTCAACCGACCAACGACCGTTGGAATCAACGTCAAGGTCAAAGATGCCAGTGTTAGCAACGTTGTTCTGAGCACCAGGCTTAGCGATGGTGTATACAGTACGAACAACTTCGCGGTTGATTTCAGCAAGAATCTCGCTTGAGAGTAGGTTAGCGAGCTCGCCTTCTGCATCAAGACCATGGATTGCTCTGAGGTCTTGTGCTAGTTCTAGAGTGTACTCTGCCTTGAGTGCTCTGGTTCTTGCGAACACAGAAGTCTTCTCAATGCTGAAGCTCATCTCGTTGAAGAAAGGACCAGCACCTAGTTTTTCAGCATCGTCTCTACCGATACCGCGAGCAGCAGTTGCGCCACCTTCATAAGTGCCACCATCGTTAAGAACGCCTGGGTTAGCAGGACGGTTGGCTGGGTTCTGTGACTGAACGGAACCTAGTGGGTCGATGTTGTCGCCAGTATTAGTTGTTAGGTCATAGACGTAATCTGCTTCACCAGACTGATAAGGAGATGCTTGTGCTCCAGTTTCAGTTGCAGGTGCAGTAGCAGAGAAGTTTACATCAGGCTCGTTGAATAGTGCTTCTGCGCCATCTCTTGCCTGATACTTCGACTTCATTGCAAAGATAAGTCCGGTAGGACCGCTCATTGGTTGAACGCCGCAGATATCATATGCCATTAGGTTAGGCATTGAACGACGAACAAGACCGATTAGAATTGGATCGAAACCAGCAAGTCCGCCAACTTCACCGGGTAGTCCAGGAAGACCTGCTGTTGTGCTGGTTCCTAGTGCGCCGGGGAGAGCACCAACTGTGTTAGGTGTCTCTGTAAGCATACCGCGTTCTTCGCGGATCATGCGTTCTGTGTTTTCTAGTAGTTGGGCGGTTACTGCTTTCTTGTGCTTATCTTGAATAGACTCGCCTTCGTTAAGAATAGGTGCCCACTTTTCTACTAGAGCCTTAGGTGTAGAATTGTACATTTGTTTGCTCTGTGTTAAAGTGATTTGGGTGAATTACGAATTCCAGTTACGAAGTGCCTTGGCATATGCCGCCATTGCTGGTGACATCTCCTCGGAAATTTCAACTGGGTTTTCATCAACTGCAGACTTGACTGCCTCGGTCTTGAAATAAGACTCGCGGATAGTGGTGAGTTTCTTTGTGTAATCCTCTGTGGATTTAAAATCTACACCCTCAGCAAGTGCTGCTAGTTTTTCTTTCTGAGTATCAGCTAGACCTTCTGAAACTTGGTTCAGAATTACAACGCTTTTTACCTCAGAGAGTTGCTTACTAATTTCAATATTGCTCTTAACTTGTTCGTTAAGGCGGTCTTCCATTTCACGAATAGTTTCAGCCATTCCTTCTACGACATCAATTTTGTCGTCTGGAATATTGACGTGGTTTGCGCTTAGAACATTAAGGAAACCTGCAATGAGTTCTTCGTTAAGTTCATTCTTGATACCACGATCAATCGCTACTTGGTTCTCTTCCAACCAGCGGTTAATTGCGTAGTTAACTGTACCATCTACTTCTTCGCTAATTTCTGCTTTAACAGATTCTACTTGCTTATTAAGTTCTGTGGCAAAGTGTTCTACAAGTCTGTCGTACTCTTCAGAGATTTTAGCTTTAACTGCGGCTTCGAAGATTGTTGCAATCTTTTCCTTATACTCTTCAGTTAATTCTAGACCTTCTGTGAGTGCATTTACGTCGTCGGAAATATCAAATCCTTCAAACGATGGTTTGATTGGGTATGTTACAGGGGCACCCATTTTGGTAATGCCATATGCAACTTCAGCACCAACGGTGGGGGCGGGGTCAGGATGATGATTTCCATGACGCTGTTGAGGGTCGCCAGAAATTTGGGAAACGGGAGCAGACGCTTTAGCACCAGGATTATCTTCGCCGCTCTCCTTATTACTATGAAGTGGTTCCGAAGAACTACCACCTAGATCTGTAGGTGCAGTGGTGATTCCGTATGCTTTGTCAGCAGACACTGTTGGTGCAGGGTCGCCTGACATTTTATTACGCTGCTGGGGATCACCCGAAACAGCTGTGGGGTCCGAACCAGAACCAGGAATTACGTCTGCCTTCACTGTGGGAGCGGGTTCCGCTGTCATAGTTGGCATACTTTCCATCAAATTGTTCTGAGTTACAAACTCACCAAACTTTTCGTTTAACATATCTGACATCTGAGTTTCCCTCTTAACTTTGATATTTAGTGCTGTAGTTATTTATTAAATTAATTTGTTTGAGACATACGCCTCAAACGCTTTCACAATGCGCTCTTGGAGCTCATGTGATGGGGCAGTATCTATGCTGCGCTTCATTTCTGAAATGTGGCGTTCCTTGAGGATGCCACCTTCCCATACCCATTCTTTACCTTCCATGATTCCATTTACAAATGCATCAGGAGCGGAAGGATCTGCTACAATATCAGCAGCGGTGGCGAGCATGAAATCGTCACGAACATAATTAGCACCATTCTTTTCTTCTAGGGAACCCATACCTCTGGAGGAAACTCCTAGTTTCACACCTTCATTAATTAGATTCTTTGCCAATGCTCCTTGTGGCATTGACTCTAGAATTTTTGCCTTACCAATAAAATTAGTTCCCTCTTTTCTTAGGGATGTAATTTTATGTGAGATGAGATGTAGGTTGATAGTTGGACCATCAGGGTGTCCTAGTTCGCCAACTGCTCTACCTGTTTGTACATACTCTTCGTTATATCTATTAACTTCTCTCTCCAGAACCGATAGTGGATAGATTCTACCATTACGATTTTTAATCTCAGACTGAAGAAATACTCCTTCAATATACAGATTCTTTTTGCCATCAGACTCTTCTGTGAGAATCTGAACTTGCTCAAAATTTCCTTCTGTAATTAGTTTCATTCTTCTGGTTCCTCTGTGGTATTGTCCATAATTTCATCGTACATTGTATTGGCAACTACTTGCTTGTAGGCATCAATAACTTCTGACGATTTAGCAAGCATCACATCATTGAGAAGATCGATAGCGGTTGCACGATCACCAGCGGCAATAGCATCCACTGCCTTCTCTAGAGATTGATTAGTTTCAGACATAACTTAGTGGTTTGACAATATTATTTATTTAGACGAG